GGCCAGCGTCATTGCCCTTGCCACCAGCGTGGCCGTGATGCAGGCGCCCGCCCGCACCGTCGAACCCAAAACGCCCAGCCTCTTTGACGAGGGGCTGGCCTGCATCAAACGCCGTCGGCTGGAGGCCGAAGTCGCATGGCAGTAACGCCCGAGGCTCCCAAGCGGGGCCGTCCCCGCAAACCGGTCCACGAAGCCCAGCTCCTCACCGAGCTGGTGGGCGTGGTCCGCGACACCCTCACCCAGCAACAGCACATCCTCCAGCAGTTGGCGCTGGCTCAGCAGAGCCAGACCGAACTGCTCACCACATGGATGCGGCTGATGACGCCCCCTGCCACCCCCACACCGTCCACCACGGCCGACCAGCGCGAGGCCATCCGGGCCGCCGCCGAGGCCGACTGGGAGCCGGTGCTGGCCCCCCGCCTCTCTGACCTCTTTGACGAGACCTTTGCCTCATGATCGAATCCACCTTCCCCGCTGACCAAAGCACCGCCCCGTCGCCGTCAGCGGCGGGGACCACGGCGCCCCCCGTCCCGGCCACCGACGCCGCCGCCAACGAGAGCCTCTCGGCCGAACAGCTGGTGGCCGAGATCTACCACAAATACGACATCCGGCGGCAGATGCGCCGTCCCTACGAAGTCCAGTGGTATCTCAATGCCAGTGCGCTCCGGGGCTTCCCCGACGTCCGCTGGAATGCCGAACTCAACCGCCTCGAAATCAAGCGGGAACCGGCCCACCGCAAGCGCCACCGCATCAACCACATCAAGGCCAAATACGTGGCCCGCGTGGCCAAATACACCAAGACGCCTCCGGCGCCCACCGTGCTCCCGGCCACCACGGACCGCGACGACATCTTCAATGCCCGCGCCTCCCAAAAAGCCCTCGAATACCTGACGCGCAAGACCAACCTCCGCAGCCAGTGGATGCGCGTCATGCAGTGGGTGCCGGTGACGGGCAAAGCCTTCTGGTGGTTCCGCTACGACGAAGACCGCGTGGCCTATGCGCCCACCCTGCTCGACGGGGAGCGCCAGCCCATTATGGGCGACATCGAAGTGGACTACGGCTCCGCGTTCGAGTTCCTGCCTGCCGACCCCGGCATCGAGGTGCTGGCCGACCAGCCCGAGATCATGCGCGTCCGCATGGTCAAGTGCCGCGACATCGAGCAGCGCTTCGGACTGGAGCCCGGCTCCATCCCCAAAGAATCGAACGACGCCGACCTCTTCTTCTACCAGCGCCAGATTGCCGACCTCGGCACCCGCCAGCAGGGCATGGCGTCCCGGGCCATCACGGCCATGGGCGACGATAGCAGTGACGGCTACGCCCTCCAGATCGAATGCTTCACGGCCCCCTGTGCCAAATACCCGCAGGGCCGCTATGCCGTCGTGGCCGGGCACAAACTGCTCCGCGCCTACATGGAGCTGCCGGGCCAGTTCCAGCACGTCCACCGCAACCCCTATCCGTGCGTCGAGTTCTGCGACGATGCGGCGCCGGGCCAGTTCTGGCCCGACGCCTTCATTGAGCGCATGGTGGGCCTCCAGTCCGAATACAACGAATACCGCTCCAAGATGGCCGAGAACTTGGCCATGCACTTCTTCCCCAAGCTCGTGGTCGCCAAGCAGCTCAACCTCGCCGAAGACGCCTACACGTCCGAGGCGGGCGAGCGTCTGAACGTCAACTATGTGCCGGGCATCCCGATGCCCAACTTCCTGCAGCCGTCCAGCGTCATCGGGGATGCGTGGAACGTCCTCAACACTATCAAGCGCGAGATGGACGACGTCTCCCTCATTTACCCGTCCGTGATGGGTGGGGCTGGGGGCGCCTCCAGCGGCTTCCAGACCAACCTTCTCCAAGAGGCCGCAGACCAAGTCCACGGGCCCGCCATCCAGCGCAACGCCATGGCGCTCGAAGAGGCCTACTACAAGCTGCGGCACCTGATGAAGCTCCACTACACGGAGCCGCGCCTCATCAGCGTCCTCGGGGCCAACAACCTCCCCGAGATCTACGAGTTCACCAGCGACTCCATTGACGAGCAGGCCGACGTCCGCATCGAGCCCGACAGCCTGATGCCCATGCTCCGCTCAGCCCGCGTCGATATGATCCGGGGGCTGTTTGGCGATGGCCTCTTTGGCGACCCCAAGGACCCCGTCACGCGCAAGCGCGTCCTCGACATGATCCGGATGGGCGGCTACGCCGACTTCGAGATCGACCGCGAGCAGCGCGACCAAGAGCAGGCCCAGCTCGAAAACATCCAGATGGGCCGGGGCGAACCGCTCGCCAAGCCCCAAGTCTGGGAAGACCACCGCATCCACTGGGAGTCGCACGTCGATCTCTTCAAGTCGCCCCAGTCCCAAGACTGGCCCGAGCCCCTCCGCGTGGCCTACGCATGGCACGCCCTCATCCACCTCTCCTACCTCTCCGAGGACGATGCCCTCAAGATGGCGGGCGAGTTTGGCCTGCGCGACAAACTGGAACAACTCCTCGCCCTGCGCCACCCCCCGGCCCCAGCGCCGGAGCCCGCGCCACCCGCACCACCCCAAGGCGGGGGAGCTCCCGCGCCACCAGCGCCACCTCCGCCCCCGATGCCCCCACCCGGCCCACCCGCGCCGCCCGCGCCGGAACTGGGAGGCTTCCCGGAGGCCCCGCCGCCCGCGATTCCGCCCGAGGTCCTCGCCGCCCTCATGGCGCAAGGGCCGCAAGGTTGACGGCGCCCACAAAATAGTGTATAATACCGCTATCTCGTACGTTCGCTGACGTGTCAGCGTCCAGCCCCCTACGCGATGCCGATGGGGGGCTGGTCTTTTGCCCCTCGGAATCACGCGACTCCACGGCTCGCACCGCCAGAGACCCGCGTTTTTGCCAAAGACCTCTCTGCCGAGAGTTTGGCCCGTGCCACATATGTCAGAATCCGCACTGAACCCCGCGACCATTGACTTCACCTCCCTCCGGGAGCAAGCGATGGCGCATCCCGCTGGCAACGACACCGAGCCTACTGCCCCGGTCGTCGCGGAGTCAGCCCCCGCCCCCGTCAGCGCCAGTCCCGTGCCCGAGGCCGCCCCAGCGGCGACACCCTCGCTGAGCCCGGCCGACCTCAAGGTGCTGGACTTGCCCGAGGATGGGCATGTGCGGGTGAAGGTGGATGGACAGGAGCAACTGCTCCCGGTCCACGAGTTTAAGGACGGGATCTCCCGAGAAGCGGTCTTTACCAAACGGATGCAGACGCTGGCCGAACAGCGCCGCTCAGCCGAAACTGAGCTGGCCGCCCAGTATGCCTACCTGCAGCAGCAGGCCCAAGCCCTTGAACAGGCCCAAGCCTATCTGCACCAGCAGGCGCAAGCGGCGTATGCTCCGGCCCAGACCACTCCCGAGACCTCAGCGGCCTCGATGCCGCAGCTCCAAGACCTCGCCACCGTCGGTGACGTGCAATCGCAGATCCAGCAGGCCGTGGCCCAGCTGTCGCAGTACCAGCAGCAGCGCGAACAACAATTCGTGAGCGCCTTGGGGCAAGCGTCCCAGCGCGTCCAAGAAGATGTGGCGTTGCAGCGGGATGCCTCAGCCTACAGCAAGGGGCTCCAGAGCGTCTTGAGCAAGCCGGAATATGCGGCCTTGACCAAGGCGCTGCCCTACGCGGAGCAGACCATTCGCTACGAAGTGGCGAATATGGACCCGCAGTCCATCGACCAAGCCTTAGCGTTCACCGAACAGGTGGCCAAGGGCTACGTGGACACGCTCCGGGCCGCCACGCAAGATCTGCAGGTTCGGCAGTCTGTGGCGCAAGCACGCGCTAAACTTGAACCCCCGGCAGGCTCCCCGCCCGCGCCGACGCAAGCCTACAAACCCGGGTCCGCCTTTGGCAAGAACGGGTTTGACTGGAATGCCCTTCGGGCCCGCGCCGAGCAAATGATGGGCTAGGGCCGCCGGATATCCCCTCTCGGAGTATTACGCAATGGCGTTTGATTACACCGCAGCGTCCCCCATCCTGAAGGAAGTCTACCTTCCGGCGCTGCAGGAACTGCTCAACAATGCAACCCCCCTTCTCGCCTCGATGGAGAAGGAAATCGTCCCGGTCGAAGGTGGCAACTTTGTCATCTCGATCCACCGCACCCGCAACAACGCGGCGGCCATTGGCCGCTCGGAAAACAGCACGCTGCCGACTGCGGGTCAGCAGGGCTACGTCCGGGCCATCGTCCCGGTCAAGCAGCTCTACAGCCGCATCAACGTGTCCGGCAAGGCCATCGCGGCCACCCGCTCGAACAAGGGCGCGTTCCTCCGGGCCCTCGAAGCGGAAATGAAGTACGTGATGACCGACACCAAGCGCGGCCTGAACCGTCAGCTCAACGGCGACGGCACGGGCGCCCTCGCGTACTGGACGGGCGCGGATGACACCAGCCCGGCCACGGTCGATGACAACCTCGGCAACGGCACCACGCAGCTCGGTGTGGGCGCGGTGACCTGCGACCTGATCGACGCCTCGGACAACAGCACCAAGGTGGGCAACTCCATCGTGGTGACCCGTGGCGCGGTCTCGACGGCCTCGACCTCGGTCAGCTGGACGGGCACGGTCAGCGGCTCGGCGGACGGCGACTACCTCGTCCTCGAAGATACGCTGGGCGAAGAGATGACGGGCATTCAGGGCGTCATTTCGGATGCCAACCCGACCCTCCTGACGGGCGGTCTCCACGGCCTGCCCGTGGCAACCTACCCGGACTGGAAGGCGATCGTCATCGGTGACGACAGCGCCAAGGTTGATCTGACCTTCCCGCTCCTCCAGCAGCTGGTCTCGCGCATCGTGAGCGAGTCGGCCATCGACGAGTCGGAACTCAAGATGTTCCACTGCCACCCGGCCATGCGCGACACCTACGTCAAGCTGTGCCAAGACGAGCGCGTCTTCTACAACGTCATGAAGCTCGATGGCGGCTGGGAAGCCGTGACCTACAACGGCAAGCCCATCGTGGCCGACACGCAGTGCCGTCGCAACGCGATCTTCGCGATTGCGCCGTCCTCGCTGTCCCTCATGCAGATGGCCCCCTTGGACTTCATGGACAAGGACGGCTCGGTGTTCTACCGCATCTCGGGCGGCGATGTCGATGCCTACGGCGCGACCGCGTTCGTCTATCAGGAGCTGGGCTGCAAGGCCCGCAACCAGAACGGCCTCCTCAAGGGCCTTAATGAAGTATGGCAGTAAGCCCACGCTAACTGAGTGACCCCCTAGCCACCGCGGTTAGGGGGTCTCTCCCTAACTGGGCCACATGCACCAGCGTGGCCTGTTCATTAGGAGTCTCCCATGGCCGATATTTCCAAGCGCATCAAGTCCCCCCGTCGCGAGCGCGGCGACTACGCGGCGAAGACCGCCGCCTACACCCTCAAGTCCAGTGACTCGGGCACGATCTACAAGTGGAACTCGGCGACGGCGTTCAACTTCACGCTGCCCCCGGTCCAGAAGGCCCTCAAGGGCGTCTTCTTCGACTTCATCATCCAGACGGCCGCCACGGGTGGCACGGGCCACGGGGTGTCCCCCGCCGCCGTCGACAAGATCTTTGCGCCGGGCGTGACCGCCACGGATGACAAGGACATCTACTTTGCGACCGCGGGCGATGCGGTGGGCAACGGCTTCCGCCTCGTCTCGGACGGCGTGGACGGCTGGCACCTGATCTTCCTGAACGGCACGATCTCGCAAGAAGCATAATTCCCAGACACCGCTTGGGCCCACACGCCCGAGCGGTGTCGTTCGTCTGAGGAGGTGGCGGTGGAGGCCCCACGCGCATTTACAGAACGCTTACAGGACGCCTTTGATGGGCGTCTGCGCATTCGCTGGTCGAACGCGGCCCACGAATTTCAGATTGAACAGCGGGTCGCACGCGGGCTCATCAACTTCCCCGCCGCCCTGACCGACGACGAACACATTCGCCTGCGCGATGGCTACTTCTACGTCATGTCGGTGCGCACGGGCGACCGGATGCCCTGCCCCCGCTGCGAGGCCACCCTGCGCGTCCCCGTCCGCGAGGTCAAAGAACTGAGCTGCGACCGGTGCCGGGCCAATGGGCTCGAACATCGCGTGGCCGCCGGGTTCTTCCCGTTGGACGACACCCTGATCGCCCACCTGCAGTCCATTGATCCCCTGCGGGGCGCCTCTCGGGAACTCCGGGCCAAGATCGACGCCCATAATGCCCGCCACACCGAGGCCCAGCGCCAAAGCGTGCTGGATAAAACCTACGCGGCGGGCGCGGACGACTTCAACCGTATTGCCGGAATCCCCAACGTGGGCTATACCGGCGACACCCCGATGTGGGCTGATGCCCCAGTAAAGTGAGAGTATGGCCGACGCATCCTTTTTTGTTCGCCGCAAACCCTACGCCACCGAACTGGTGACCGTCTCCACGTCGGTGGCCGTGCCCACCAGCAGCAAAGTGACCAACAGCGCCGGGGGCTACACGGATGGGTCCACACCCGTCCGCTGGGCCGTGACCTTCCCCGCGACGGCCGCGATGGTCGAAGTCATTGGCAGCAATGGCCTCATCTACACGCTGGACGGGTCCACGCCCACCAGCACCAATGGCAGCCGTCTGGGGTCGGGCGATGTCCTGACGCTGGCGGGCACGCAGAAAATCGCCAACCTCAAGATGGTGCGATCCGGAGCCTCGGACGCCACCGCCAACATCACCTACTACAAGGAGTAGCCATGCGCCGCTGGCTTCCGCTCCTGCTGGCCGTCACGCTCATCGCCCCCGTCGCGGCCCAAGATGTCCGTCGGGCCGGAGGCGGCACCGACTACAGCTACACGATCCTGACCAAGACGGCCACCTACTAGGTGACCGACACGGACGGGCAGAACGTCCTCGTCCTCGCCTCCAACACCATCACCATCAACCTCTATGCGGTGGCGGGCAATGCAGGCAAGACCATCACCGTCAAGAACGCGGGCGCGGGCACCATCACCATTGATGCCAGTGGCAGCGAGACCATCGACGGGGCCCTCACCCAAACCATCAGTGCGGCCAACCAGAGCCTGACGCTGGTCTGCACGGGGTCGGCATGGGTGCTGATCTAACATGCGCACCTACAAGGAGCTGCAAGACGCGGTCCTGCAGTGGATGGCCGATAGTGGCGACACGGGCCTCCTCCGCACCCTCGTCAAGGACGCCCTGAACCGGGCGCACCAGAACCTCCTCAACGACGACCGCTACGACTTTCTCCTGTGGCCCCGCACCGAGACGCTGAGCGTCACGGCGGGCCAGAAGGTGTATGCCCTCCACCCCGAGCTCAGCCAGCTCCTCTTCGTCTACAATCCCACCACCGACGAGTACCTCGAAGAGGTGGCGCCCAAGGGCCTCATGGAGTCCGAGGCCGATTGGAATGACGGCACCACGGATCAGCCCGACCGTTTCATGCTGACGGGCCTGTCCAAAGTCCTCACGCAGCCGAGTGCGGCCAGTGTGGTCACCGCGACCACCACGGGGGGCACAGAGTCCAGTGCCAACAGCCTCCTCATCACGGTCATCTCCAACGGCGTCATCGCCACCGAGACCCTGACCAGTGGCAGCAGCTGGGCGTCCCTGACGGGCAGCCAGTCCTTTGATGTCATTACGGACATCACCAAGCTGGGCGCCACATGGTCGCGCACCGTGACCCTCACGGCCAATAGCCAGACCCTGCTCGTCCTCGGGGCCACCAGCTATGGGCAGCAATACCGGATGTGCGAGCTAGTGGAATCACCCACCACGGCCACGTCCCTGCTCTATCGCTTCTATCGGCGTCCGCGCCAGCTGGTCTACGATAACGACATTCCGGACGTGCCCGCAGGCTTTGGCGACATCCTCGTCTACACGGCCCTCATCGCCATGCAGGGCTATACCCGCGCCACCTCGACCGAACTGGACTTCTGGGCCGCGCAAATCCGGAAGCTGACCGACACGCTGCAAATGACGTTCCGGGCGGCCCGCACCATGGGCGGACGGCCCACCTACACCCGCTACATTCCCCGCGTCTGATGGGCGACCTCTACCAAGAAATCACGGACTGGAGCAAGGGGGTCCAAGCGGCCTCCCCGCCGGACCGCATTCCGCTCAACAGCACCCCGCTGGCCTACAACACCGCCTTCCGCAATATTGGCGAGGGGCTGGCGCAGCTGGGCGTGCGGCCGGGGCTGAAGGTCGTGAACACGACCGCCTTCAGCACCAATCCCCACATCCAGTTCCTCCGCCTCTACAGCTACAATACCGGCAGCGGCTACACCAACTACCAAGTGGCCATCGCCAACGATGGCACCCTGCGCCTCAAGGACAATGCCGACGTCTTCAGTGCCGCCATTGCGCCCCCGGCCAACTTCCCCTCGCCCAGCACGGCCATTACGGCAGGCGACGTCACGGTCGATGCGACCGTCTTTGCCAATCGCTTCTTCCTCCTCAGCAGCGCGGGCGACCAACGCGCCCTGACGGGCAGCACCTATCATATGTGGGGGCTCGCCCCCTACGCCAGCTGGACCTTGGGCAACGATGCGACGGGCACCAGCGCCATGCCCAACGAGACCTACGACGTCGCCATCACCACCTACGACGTCGTGACCGGGGCCGAGTCCAGCCTCGCCACCTATCAGTCCGGGACGCCCGGGGGTGGCAATCGCCGCCTCACGGTCACCATCAGCCCGACTGCCGCCGAGACGGCCCGCTATCCCTACTGGCGCGTCTACCTGCGCCGCACCACGACCCAAGCCAGCCTCTACCAAGTCCTGACGTTCGAGGATGTGTCCGGGTCCCCCATCGCCACCGATGGCAATATTCCCGTGGGCACCACCACGGTCTACATCGACCTGTCAGCGGCCCAGATTGCCAACCTGACCACCGTGGCGCCCACCACCACCGAGAACAATGGGCCGCCGTCCAGCGCCCGGTTCGTGACCACGTATGGCCGTCGCCTCATCGTGGCCGACACCCGCAAGATCTACTGGTCCAAGCAGGACAAGCCCGACAACTTCCCGCCGCTCAACTACGAGCCCATCGAGACGGGGGAGGGCGACCAGATTACGAGCCTCTATCCGTTCAGCGACGAACTCCTCCTCGTCTTCACGACCACGGCCGTCTGGGGCATCTTCGGCAACGACCCCCAGACATGGACTCTCAAAGCCATCGACCATACGATTGGCTGTGCCAGCCACACCAGCATCGTCGAGTTCAACGGGGCGGTGGCGTGGTGGTCGAACGCCGAGGGGCCGGTCAGCTTTGATGGCCAGCGCATCACGCCCCTCGCCCTGACCAAGCTGGGGCGCCCGCTCGTCGTCGATCAGATCGAGCAGTCGCGCCTGTCGCGCATCTGGGCGGCCCCGAGCCTGCTCAACGAGGACACGCTCGACATCCTGTTCCCCTACAACTACGTCGTGGAGCAGTGGGAGGCCACGCGCTGGAATCCCATGCCCGTGGGCGCCCTTGCCCTTGGCTACATTGCGGACGGGAGCCAGCGCTGCTTTGTGGGGGGCACCGAGGGCCAAGTCTTCTACTTCGACCAAGACACCCATAACGACGCCGTGCCGAGCGGCACCGTCAGCACCACCTTCGTCCCGGCCACCTCCAGCATCACCACCATCGACGGCACGGGCTTCTATACGACGGGGTCGGGGCTGACCGCCCGCATGGCCGTCATCACCGACAGCGACAATCGCCCCATCGCCAAAGTCCAGATTGCCAGCAATACCAGCACCGAGCTGACCCTGACCGCCACCCTGACGGGCCTGACGGCGGGGGCGACCTACACCTGCTATCTGGGCAGCCCGGACTTCCGCCTCTACACCAAGTGGCTGGACCTCGACCAGATCTTCATTCGGAAGCGGTTTGACCGGGCCTACCTCCAGCTGGAGTCGTCGGGCAACACCTCGGGCTTTTACCTGACGTCCCAAGTCAACTTTACCAATGAAAGTCGGGCCGCCAAGAACATCATTGACGTGGTGGGCGACATATGGGATGCCAGCACCAGCCTCTGGGACACCAGCGTCTGGGCGGGCCAAGGGCTCCTCAAGAAGCGCCTACCCCTGCTGCGGACGGCCCATGCGCTCCGCCTCGCCCTCTTCCACTTCCAGACCAATCGGGACATTGTGGTGAACGGCGTGGGCGTGCTGGCCCGGGCCCAATCGGATCGCGTCTATGGCAACTGAGGAGACGCCGACACGCGAGGCGAGCTGGCAGACCGCCAGTGCCAGTGTCACCATCAATGACGCGGCCCTGCGCCGCCAGCTGCCCATGCGGCAGTTTGAGTATGTGACGGCCACCTTTGCGGCGGCCGACACGGATACCGTCATTCCCATTACCGTTCTCCGGCCCGAAGATCCGGAAACCCTGCGGTGGCTTGACATTACCCCCGGAACCGTGTATACTGGAACGGACGCCAGAGCCTCAGTCTACCGCTCCTCGGCCCCGAACCGGATGCCGTTTGGCGCGACCTATCTGGTGTTACGCTCGACGGTGGCGAACTATTCGACACGCCTCCTTGTGTTTCTTGAGCGGAGCTAACGACCCATGACCTTTGCGCTGTCTGCCCTGTTCGTCCTACTGGTGGCCCTGTTGGTCCCTCGGGCGGCCTCGGCCCAAATCAACATCCCGAACAGCTTCAGCCCCGGCGGCACCATCTATAGCGCCGAGGTGAACGCCAATTTTGCCCAGCTGTCCTCCAACGCGCTGGACCGGACGGGGGGCACGCTCACGGGCAATATTGCCGCGTCGGCAGGCGTCACCATTGATGGTGTCGACCTGAGCGTCGGCATCCCGTCCACCCTCCTGAGCAAGACGGCCGACTACACCGTCACGACGAGCGATGGGGCCCACGTCACCGTCCTGATGAACGGCACGTACACCGTCACCCTCTACACCGCCTCGGGCAATGCGGGGCGTACGGTCACGGTCAAGAACATCGGCACGGGCGCCGTCACCATCGACGGCTACGCGAGTGAAACGCTGGATGGGGCCGCGACCGTCGTCATTGGCGCCAAGTATCAGTCCCTCACCGCCATCTCGGATGGCACCAACTGGCATCTGGTCTAACCTATGTCCTACATCAAAGCCATTCCCGCCGTTCTCAGCAAGACCGCCAATTACACCGTCAGCACCAACGACGGCGACAACGTCCAGATCAACACGAGCGCCTCGGGCGGCGCCGTCACCATCACCTTCTATGCCGCCTCGGGCAACGCGGGCAAGATCATCACGGTCAAGAAGACCGATAGCAGCGCGAACGCCGTCACGCTCGACGGCAACGCCAGCGAGACCCTCGACGGCGCGACCACTGCGACCCTGACGGCCCAATACGACAGCGCCACCTTTGTCTGCGACGGCACCAACTGGCAGAAGGCCGCCACGGTCGGGGCCACGGGTGCAGCGGTCGATTCCGACCAGAACATTCTGTCCACGCAAGTCTTTAGCTAAGAGGATTTCATGGCTGTTTCCTTTACCAAACTCAAACTCAGCGGCTCGACCGACGGCAAGCAGATCAAGGTCGCGGCGACCGCCACGGCCGGTACCACGATCCACACCGCGCACGCCACCTCGCTGGATGAAATCTGGCTCTGGGCCGTCAACAGCGACACCACGGCTCGCAAGCTCACGATTGAGTGGGGTGAAGCCACCGCGCCCGACGGCAACGTCGAGGTCACGATCCCCGCGGAATCGGGCTACATGCTGGTGATTCCCGGCATGGTGCTGACCAATTCGCTGGTGGTCAAGGCGTTCGCCGCAACGGCCAACGTGATCTTGATTAATGGCTACGTCAACCGCATCGGCTAAGGCATTGCATCATGAATAGACGTGGTGCAAATCGCACGGGGCCACTCGGTGGCGCGGGCATGGTGGGGCTGTGGGGCGCGTCGTCCTTCATAACCTCGGTGCAATATGGCAGCATCGCTGGTTTTGGTACGAGCAATTTGACGGCAACGGCGACCATCTCAGCCGTCGATACGTCGAGGGCGTTTGTCGTGTGGCTGGGTTCCAACAATGGCGGCGTGGATGATTTCAGTTTGCTGGCGCGTGTGGCGCTCACGAATAGCACGACGGTGACCGGCACCCGCGAACGGCAAGACGGCGCAAACGGTACGACGGTCAATTTTGTCGTGGTGGAGTTCTTGCCGGGGATTATACGGTCGATGCAGGTCGTGTACGGCAGTCTGTTGTCCACATCCTCACCGACAGCGTCAATCACAGCCGTGAATACATCGAAAACCGTGTTGCTTCCAGTCGGGCGTGTGCAGACGTATGCGGGTGGCGCAGTCAGTTATACCGCCATGCCAACATCCACGCTCACAAACGCGACGACAGTAACGTGGGCTGCTGGAGCCAGTGGCGCCGATGTACGTATTTACTCGTTAGTGTTGGAGTTCATATGCTAAGGCAATTACAAGTCAAGAACGGCGTGGCCGTGAGCGAGTGGCAGGGATCTGTTGGGTGGCCCGTCCCTCCAAATGATTCGTGGACATTTCTCGACGTGACCGACCGGCCCGACGCCCAAGTCGGCATGACCTACGACGCCGCCAGTGACACCTTCTCACCCGCGCCCGTGCCGCA